CTGCCACGTCGATTGCGTGTGGTCGCATCGCTTGAGTTCACAAACGAACGTAGGCGAGCCCGGTATGACTATATCGGCCGCGCCAGCCACAAAGCCACCTTGGCTGCGGATCGATTGCATCTGGCGCCCGGTGCGCTTGCCCTCGTTTCGGATGTGCAGGCCTATGCGCCCGTAGGTGTCGGAATATTCGCGGCGAAGGCGGTTGAAGAAGCTCGATTGTTCTACGGCTTCCGTGGGGCATTTGCCGCGCCAGAATGGGTCGCCATATAGGTGGATTGCGCCTAGTGCGTCGAGGTTCATAGCGCGTCCACCATGGCGATGCGTTCGCCAATCCAGCGCATTACGGGAACCGCCATCGAGTTGCCGAGGGTTTTATAGCGCGGGCCATCCGGACAATCCTCGGGTTCTTTTCCGCGCCAAGGGATTTGCGTAAAGTCATCCGGAAAGCCTTGCAGGCGTTCGCACTCGCGCGGGGTTAGGCGGCGGACTGCGGATTGCGCTACGTAGGTTGTGCTGGTGGCTTTGTCGGCCATACTGGCTCCCGATCGCAAGCAATGCCGAATGTCACCGCCGTCCACCCCGAATGCCACCGCAGGCATAACCCCGGCGTTCGCATGGCTCTTGCTATGGCCGCCATCTCGCAAGGTCGGCGCGCAATCATCCATTGCGTCCGCGCCGTGGTCTTTGGCGGTGAATGCGATAACGCGCGCATTCGGATCGGTGGTGGTGTCGAGCGCGCCCACTATATTGCCGGTTTCGTAACAGCCGTCATTGCCTGTGGTGCGGAATGCCACAGGCACAAAATGACCAGCGCCATTAAGCGCGTGCTGGTCTTCTAGGCCCTGCTTGTCGCCAAAATGCGCGTTCAGTGTCGGCGCCACTTCTGCGGGCCATTTTATCAATCCCCCGTCACAGTCGAAGTCGGCTCCAAGGCCCCCGCCCGCAGTGCTGCGGCTAGGGACCGTGGGAGCGACTTGCCCCTTTTCGCGGCGCGGCGCAGGATGCCCGAGCAGGCTTTCGCGCTCAAAAAGAACCGCTGCGGCACGTCGCCAGTCTCCAAGATATCCGACAACGAACACACGGCGGCGGCGCTGTGGAACTCCGAAGAATTGAGCGTCAAGAACTCGGTAGGCGAACCCATACCCGAGTTGGCCCAGCGCCCCGAGGAAGGTTCCAAAATCCCGTCCTCCACCACTCGACAGGACGCCGGGGACATTCTCCCAAACGATCCAGCGGGGCTGCTTTCGTTGATCAAGTCGAAGGAATTCGAGGGCCAGGTTGCCACGGTCGTCAGCCAACCCCTTTCTGAGCCCTGCGATGCTGAACGATTGGCAGGGGTTCCTCCGACAAGCAACTGAATAGGTCCATAATCGTCGGCTCCAATGGTGGTGAAATCGCCGTGCAACGGCACGTCAGGATAGCGATGCGCCAGAACGGCGCGGGGGAATTTTTCTATTTCGGAAAAGAACGCGGGATTCCATCCGAGCGGATGCCACGCCGCCGTTGCGGCTTCTATTCCGCTGCATACGCTGCCGTAGATCACGCCGCATTCCTCCGCAATTTCTCAGTCTCCGCCAGCACAAACTCTGGCGCATCCTCATCATCCGCCGGCCGATTATACGCCAGCACGCGGAAAAACTGGCTATCCGCGTCTTTTACATAAGACACGGTTTCAGGCGAGCCTCCGCACTCTTGCCACTTCGCCAGGTCGGAGGCCTGCTTGCTGTTTTTCGGTTCCTTCAGCATCCACACGCTAAATTGTCGATAAGGCGTCACAAAGTCGAGCCGGATCGTCTCATTGCCGCGCTGGCTCATGCTTTCGCGCACGTCGACGGTCAGCACGCGATCGGTCTGAGGTTGTGTCGGGTCTTTTTTCATGGCCTTGAAGTCGGCAATGATCTTGTCGTTCGGATTAACGATCTCGGCCTCGCACTCGACGCAGTAGCGCGCAGCAATGTCGTTCTGCGCGCCGCACGCAGGGCAGTCCTTGCCGTTCCACCGGTATCCACATCGATCAAATTTGCCGCGTTCCACGCCGGACGGCACCACACCCAAGCACCTCCGGCCGTAGTGCGTCGAAAGCGGGCCGTGTTCGGTGACGATGGGCTCGCCAAAGACATCCAGCGCATAGCCGTGCTTGTCGCGCTGATAGTCGGCATATTCAGGGTTCAGGCTGAACTCATTGACATAGCCGCAATCGGGGCACTCGGCTTCAATCGGGATTCCTTCGCCGCCTTTGCCTTTCACGCGGATCTCAGGATTATAGATATCGCCATCGGGGAAGTGCTTTGCGACATTGCCAGCGTAGTCGAGCAACAGGCTGTCGGCCTTGTCCGGATGCAGGCGCCATGCGCGCCCAAGGATCTGTTGCAGCAAGGCGGCGCTTTCTGTGAACCGCAGCAAAGCGATTGTTTCGGTATGCTCCACGTCAAAACCCGTGGTCAGAGTGCCGACATTCACCAGATGGCGGATCGTCCGATTGCGGTACGCCTTGATGATCCTGTTGCGCTCTGCCGTTGGCGTGGCCCCCGTCACCAGTGCGCTATTCTCCGGCGGCAGGCTGGCCAGTACCTCGTGCGCGTGCTTCACCGTGGCAGCGAAATACATCACGCCGCCAGGCCGATTACGGGCCTGCGCGATAACGTCCGCAACGGCGGCCGCAGTCTTGCGTCCGTGGCCTTCGAATGCGCGTTCCACGTCCTCGCTGTTGAAAGTGCCATTCGGCAGCAGGCGGATATTGCCGGTTTCGTAGGCTTCGCTGTTGATCGCGCCGATCGTCATGGGCGTGATAAATCCCTCGTCCAGCATTTCGCGCGCCGACACACGATATACGCATTTGAGGAAATACGGATCGCGCGTCACGTCATCGCCGTTGGCCTTGCCATCTGGCCAGACGCGGAAGATATAGCCCGTATTCATGAGGAACGGCGTGCCGGTTAGCCCAATGACACGCAGGTTGGGATTCGCTTCGCGCATTGCTTCGATGATGGCGCGAATGGTGGGCGTGATGCCGTGGCATTCATCCACGATCACGGCGCAGTAGTCGCGCTGGAAACGCGATATAGAGTTTTTCACGGTACCCGGCGTGCCGAACACCACGAATTGCCGCGTCGACTTGGTGCCCGCGCTAGCACTGAATATGGATGCGCGCTCGCCAGTGAGCAGATATTTTTGATGGTTCTGCGTCACCAGCTCGCGAGACGGGGCAAGGCACAAAACGCGCTTGCCGCCGCTCATATCGTGCAGCGCATGGGCCAGCCTTGCTATCATGAACGACTTGCCGGCAGCGGGCGCTGCGTCAATCAGGATAGGTTCAAGGCTGATCTTTAGTTCTGCCAGCGCCGCTTCGCAGGCGGATTGCTGGTAGGGGCGGAGACGGAAGGTCATAGCGAGCAAGCCCGGCAATATGCCTCAAAGGCTTCCTTATCGCCGCCAGCGCATGTGTATCGGGGCTTTCTGTCGCCGTCCGATGATGGATAATAATCCAGTGATATTGGTCCATGTTGCGCATCGAAATCTGGCAATGTGAATGGAACGCAGCATTGCTCAATGCGCCAATGGCCAGACTTGTTGCGATTAGCCCATGCGTATGGCTTGCACCGGTATCCCTCGTTATCGATAAATTGCGCATTGGGAAATCTCCGCAGAATTACGCGCTGGAAACGTCCGATAGCCTTTTCGCAAGCCCTATTGCGTGCGGCGGTTTCGGTGTCATATCGATATTTACACTCTTGCGAATGAAAAATCTGACTGTGTTGCGTTCCGATTACATCGCCCGGTGCCCAGCCCCTGTATGTTAAATCGCCTTCATCTTCCCACCGATAGGATAGAACTTCCTCTATGGTCACACCGCATCCGCAGCATTCAAAGTACCATCCGGCGTGAACCATTTCTGAGGCGGGAATAATCCCGGTTTCCGCATATTTATCGGCCCAAGGCGTGCGCTTGCACGTCACTGCTCTAAAATCGCCATCGGCATATTCGTTGGCGCCAATCCTGCGCGCAGTGACATTATGTCGCGCAAATATGATGCCGCCAGTGTGCTCAAATTCTTCGATAACCGAATAGGCTCTTAGGGGTTTTTCAATTTCCATCGTCAACCTCCGCTAGTCAGGTTCGCTAGAATGAAGCGCGCGGCAGGATCGCTAGCGACGATCTTTTCGGGGATCAGCCTAGCCGCGCACGGGAACTGTAGCCTCAAAATAGGATCGGCGCTTCATCTTTCTTCGGTATCTGTGCCCGCAAACATATTGCCGTCCTCAACTACAGTGCCCAACTTGCTCGCCTCGGCAAGGTTTTTGACGGCCTGGCGGAAATAGCTTTCTTTAAGTTCCGCGCCGATGCCGAAGCGGCCTTTTGTCACGGCGGACCAGACCTCACTTCCCACGCCCATGAAAGGGGTAAGCACCACTTCGCCCGCGTTGCTACGCATTTGCACAATCCGGTCGATAACGTCGAGTTGAAGAGGGTGAACGTGCTTTTCGTCCTCGCTGTCGCGCGCCGCTTGGTATGGCAAAACCCGTTCCATGCGAATGTCGTCCCAAATCGAACTGGCGTAGCGCCGCCAAATCCAATGCGAAAAACGGTTGGCCTTCTGATCGCCCTCGAAACCTCGAATGGCGCGAACATCGGCGGGCATTTTGCTATCGTCGCCAGCGTATTCCAAAAACCCGACCGGATTTGCGACGGGCACTTTATTCTCGCCCTTCTTGCGGAACACCAGAAGGTAGTCGGCCGAAGCCACACCGCAAAAAATGCTGTCATCCACGGCCGTCTTGTGGGCCAGGTTCTTTTGCATGGTCCGGTTGCGAACCCAAAGTGGCTCTTTCCAGATTGCGTGGCGGGCAATGAAGTCGAAACCAAGTCTCTGGTGGAGACGGATGATGTCGCCAGGGAAATCGGTGTACCCATCCTTGCCGGAATTGCCGGTCGGCACATCCATGCAATGCACTGCGGTGCAGCGGCCCTTCATGGTGATACGGGCCTTTTCCGCCACGACATATTCATAGTGGTCGAAAAATTGCTCGTAGCTTCCGCAGTTCGACAAATCTCGCTCGTCGCTGCTGTAGTTGTACATGCCGGCGAACGGAGGCGAGTAAACCGACAGGTGTACGCTTTCCGCCGGAAGTTTCTGCATCACTTCAATGCAGTCTCCGTTGTAGAGCGCGTATCGGTCGGTGATAACCTGGTCTATAACGCCGGTTTCTTTCTTCGGGTTCTTTACAGCCATGACGGCATCTCCATTTTCGTGCTGAAATCTTTGGCGGTGTTGATCGTCATCGCGTTGTTCATTTCCGCGATCAGGTTGGCGAACATGATTTCCGCTTGCTCAGCCTTGCGCTTGCGGTTTTGGATGATGCGGCGCTCGCCCTCGGTCATTACGGTATCGACCGTTACTGATTGCGTTTGACCGAAACGCCAGCATCGCCGCACGCCCTGATAGTATTGCTCATACGAGTGCGACGGGAAATCGACCACATGCGCGCAATGCTGAAAATTCAGGCCAAGCGCGCCGATTTTTGGTTTGGTTATGAGGTCGCGAATGTTGCCGTTGATGAAGTCCAGGAACTTACCTTCCTTAGCGTCGTCACTGTCGCTCCCGCTTACTTGCACGGCATCTGGCATCATTTTTTCCAGAAGATCGGCTTCGTCATTCAACTGGCACCACAGAAGGCTAGGCTTGTCATGGCTCGCGAGTTCGGCAGCCTTTTCGCACCGCTCTTGAATGGTACGGCGCTTTTCTTCGCGCTGTTCGGGGAGGGTTTGCGCCGGCAAGTTGAACAGCTTTCCGTCCGCAAGGGTTTCGGCTTCCACCAAATGCTCACGTTCGATCAGAGGAGGAAGCTTGAGTGGACCATCATCAAAGCCAAGGTCAGATGGCTTACGAAGCGCACGAGCCCATGAGCACACCCATTGCCAGAATGGCAGTTCCGCATGACCTTTGAACCGCCACTTAGCGGCCTCGCCATACATGCGCCCGGTTGCGGTGGAATTGCCTTGCTCGTTTTTGAAAAAACGATTGAGCATATCCATGTAGCCCATAAAGCCGAGGGCTTCGGATGACGTGCCGAGTTCGACGTAATCGTTCGGTGCGGCCGTGGCCGTCGTCAGGAGGCGATACGGAACCTTGCGCATAAAGTCGGTGATCTCGGCTTTGCGAGTACCTTTGAACGATTTCAGGATGGAGCTTTCGTCGCACACCACGCCGGAAAAATCGGGCGGATTGAAATGAGCAAGCCTCTCGTAATTTGCGACCACGATTTTGCCATTGATTTCACCCTCAACCGATCGATGCGCTTCGATGCCGAATTTCTCGGCCTCGCGGATAGTCTGCCCCGCAACCGCCAGTGGCGTCAGGATGATAACAGGCTTGTTCGTGTGCTGCACGACATTCTGCGCCCAGACCAAAAGCTGAAATGTCTTTCCCAAGCCGCAATCCTCGAACAGCGCAGCGCGGCCTTTGCGCACCGCGTATTCGACCATAGCCGCTTGGAAGTCCATGAGCCGGTCGGGCATGAAAATAGGATCAAAGCCGCTTTCGGCGCCCTCATGGACCTTTTTGTATAAGAATTCGTCATATGCACTCGGGTTTGCACTGGTCACTATCTGATACCCCAATATGATGAAGGCTTCCCACGGTAAGGCTCAAGGTCCACGTCTTTGCAATGATCCTTGACGACCTTGGCATAGGATACAGAACCCTCGCGCGTGGTCAATGAAAGTTTACGCCCAGCGAACAAAGCATTTTTGCCGCCCGCCATGTCGACCATGCTTTTCAACAGGTCGGCCTTGCGCTCTTTCAGCAGTTCGGCTTGCTCGTTTATCTCGTCCCATTCCTTGATCGCACGATGCGCGGCGGGCGTGTCGATCGTGACGCGCTTGGGGGCGAGGTGGTCGTCTGGGTTTTTCAGCTCGTCGAGAAATTCGGCGTGGAATTGCCGGAGGACGGGGAGGTTTTTGTCCTGCCATTCTTGCGAGGGAGTGGCGAAACTTAGATCGGTGTCAGTTGGGCGCCACTGCCAGAAATACCACCCGGTGCGCCCCGTAACCCATAGGCTGAATTGCACCTGGTCAAAGTATTGCGGCTGTTCCTCAAGTATCTTGAACGGGACGGGCGACTCGGCATCGCGCAATCCGAATGGGCACTTAACCTCTAGTCCATTGCCGTCGCTGGCGATGCCATCGGGCGAGCAACCCGCCCAATCGTCTTTTACTGTGAACCGGGCGGGCTCGACCGATAATCCAGTTTCCATCTGAAATTCGATAATTGCGCCGGGCTCGTTTCGGTTGCCGTATTCGGTGGCGATATTGCCCTCAAATTCGGATGGCGCGTCCAGCGCATCGCGCACCATGCGGCGCATGGCGTCGTCCCGCGTCATCCACGGGGAATTACCGAGGATGGCGCCGACCATGCTGGCCGTGATGCGCTTTTTGCGGGCGGGGTCGGTTAGGTGGTTGTATGGTTCGTCGGTCATGGCAGAATACACCCAAAGCCATGAGAGCCGCGTGATACTTCCTCGTAATCATCCGATTGGCCTGACGACGCAGGGTATGCTTCTGGAAAGAAAATATCGACGTTCTTTCCTCGAAACTTTGCCTTACGGACCCATCCCTTGCGGACTCCGATTTCAAACCCTTCCTTGCGCATTCTCCCTAGCAGACCAATTTCATCGATATTGTCTCGCTGGCGAATACAATAAAACAAAATGTCGCAATCTTTTCTGCGCCCATCCTTGTATAATGTGCCCCCAGTGAGCGCGACATGCGCGCCATATTCAGGGCAAAACGCTTCTATTTCGCGGCACATTTCTGCGGCTTCTATAATATCCCATCCGTCCATCACGCCACCGCCCTCATACTAAAACGCCCGCGCTGGACATATTCGGTTGCTTCGCTGCCGATTTCGGACGCAAGCTTGTCGAGCAAGTGCTCCGCCTCAATCCTATCGCCGGCGCGAATCGCAGACGACAGGTCTTGCAGTTTGTCGAGCAATTCGTCTGGCTCGACCATGCCTTCAAATTCTACGGCGACTTCGCTTTTGGCGGCGGATACCTCATCATCAATGTCCGCATCCAGCCTGGCCACATCATCAATCCTAAAGCTGGTCATTTTCTCGCAATGCTCGCACTGCACCTCATAGTGGCTTTTCATCATGTTCCCTTTCAAATCCGCATCGGCATAATCAGGCCGGTAAACGACACGCCCTTGGGCTGAGAGACGGGGCGCAAAACCATAATTTTCAGCGCATCCTCTTGCTCGACCGTGACGGTTTCGCAGTCCACCGCAGCGAGCATCGAAACAAGCAAGTCGGCGTTCACCGCAGTCTCGAAACCATTCTCGCAATCGGCGGGGATTTCTTCGGATCCCTCAAAGCCTGACGTGCCTTCGATCCTGATATGCAGCGCGCCTTTCTTGCGCTCGATGCGCAGGCGCCGGGTCTTGGCGTCCGACGCGATCCGCACGCGGCGCACGCCATCGCGCAGATCTCCCGCGTCCACCGCATAGGGCTCGCACGGCTCCGGGAAAATGCGGCGATAATCGGGGAAATTACCGTCGATCATCTTGCCGGTAATCGTGACGTCGCCAGCCTCAAACCGAAGCTTTCTTTCGTCCCATGCCAGCGCGACCTCGCCTGCATCATCACTGGCATTGGCGATCACATTGCACAGCGCGATAGGAACAATGACGTTCGGCGCGTCTTTCGGCCATGCGGTTTCCGTTTCGATGCTGGCGAGCGCGTTGGCGTCGGTCGCAACATATCGTGCATGGCCACCCTCATCGTTCAGGAAAACGCCGCCAAGGCTGGCCTTGGCCATTTCATCGGGCGCGGCCCATACCGTGCGCTTGATAATGTCGGCTATCTCTTCGCCAGCCACCTTCATGGCGGGACAAAGCTTGTCCACCGGCATTGACGGGTAGTCGCCAGCGGGAAGCGACGGGGCTGACCACCGCGAGCGGCCCGCCTTGATCGCTACAACCTGGTTATCGCTGGGCTCGAATGTCATTGCGCCCTTGGCGGCACCGGCCATCGCGAGCAGCCGCTTTGCGTCCACACAGAAATCCATGTCCGCCGTGCTGGTGGCGGCAATAACCTGCCGATACTCGATATCGAGATTGCTGGTCGTGATCGTCAGTCGGTCGCTGGTCGCGGTCAGTCTGGCCATCGTCAGGATGGGCAGGGTGTTTTTCGCTTCCACGATGCTTGCCGCGCCTTTGAGTGCGCCCGCCAGTGCG